GCGGCCTCCGCTTCTCCTCGCTCACCCGCTCATCTTCCCGCAAGGGGGTGGCGCTAGTGATCGGTCGGCGCGTTCAGTCCATCGGCGAGATCGAGCGGCCCGGGGACTACTGCGGTCCCATCGCGGGCTGGACGGGCGACAAGGAAGCGTGCTTCTTCCTCAAGCCGAACGCCCGCGATGAGGGCGCACCGCCGTGTGCTCGCGGCGTCCAGCACGTCACGTTCCCTCCGCACACCTACCGCGAGTGCCCTGACGGCTCGCTGGAGATCCGCGCGAGTATCGGCAGCGTGGTCGGCGGCGAGGATGACAGGTGGCACGGCTACCTCGATGAGGGCCACGTCTGGCGGCAGGTCTGACGGGCGGCGCTCCCGGCTCCGGGGACTAGCTCCGCACAAGGGCCGGACGCGGATGCTGGCAGCGAGGGCACAGGTAGCGGCCGGGACCGAGGTAGAGCGCGTCCTCGATGGCCTCCCGGTCCGTCATGACCTGACGGCACTCGCAGCAGACGATGCCGTCGACGCCGAGCGGCGGATAGATGCTCATGCTCCCATTCTCGCGGAGGTGTGAGCGTGGACGACACCCTCATTGACATTGAAGCCGTCCCCGGCGGCTGCGGCTCCATAGGGCCGTTCGGCGCGGCCGAGTACTCCCAGCCCCACTGCTACGCCCGTGACATCACCAGCGGTGCGGGGAACTGCGTGTGCGGAGCATCGCTCCCGGACGACCTTCACGTTCAGGCGGCACCCGGCATCGACATCCCGGACGAGATGCGCCGGATCGCCAAGTCGGCCCCAGAGCAGAAGTTCATCGTCGGCCTTGCCTACCAGTGGGGGGCCGATCCGGCGATCTCCAAGGGCATGGACGGCGGGCGGGACATATTCAGCAAGGCTGAACTGGAGCTTGCCTGCCACTCCTTCCTCCGCAACGGCCCGGTCGGCGGCCTGTTCCATGCGGACGGCACCGAAGGCCACGTGACGTTCGTCGAGTCGGGAATCCACCGTGGTCCGGACTGGAATGCGGGCAACGGCCTGGTGCTCCGCGACGGCGACTGGTTCTTGGGCGCGTACTGCGATGACGTGGCCTGGGATCTAGTGAAATCCGGCAAGGTAACGGGGTTCAGCCCGCAGGGCCAGGCCCGACGGCGGCGGATTAGCCGAGCGGCCTGATCGCAGCACGGCAGGCGCCTTCAGCCTGCGGCGCGCTGTCGTCCGGAAACGCGCACCTGTCCTCATCGGGGAGCCAGAAGGCGACGCCAGGGGAAGCGCAGGCGACGGTGTACGGGTGCAGCCCCACGTAGACCCAGTTCCGCCGGGCCTCCGCCGTATGAGCCTCACAGATGCACCCGTTGCGCATGTCGTAATCCCAGATGACATGGCAGACCCCGGCCGCGCCGCAGGGCGAGCCGTCCATCCACCGCGAGCAGACGCCCGCCGGCGCCGGGCCGTGCCCGTCGACGAGCGGCGGCTGAATACTCACGCGCTCACCATCTCATCGGGCAGCGGAGCGCCTTTCCGCGTGACCCCCGGAGTCCCGGAGGCGGTCGCCCGCCGCGAGACGCGGTGCGCCGCCTCCCAGAAGCGGTCCAGGTCGTTCCAGTTCACGGCCCCGACGACATCGGCCGGATAGGCGCCTGCGGCAGCGACCGTGACGGTCTTCACCTGCCATTCCTCGCCGTTCCACCGGGTCTCCGTCACGCGGATGAGCGCAACCGCGTGCGGCTTCTCCGGTTCCCACACCCAGAGCGTCCCGGCGAGCGGGCGCGTCGCCTCGCGGTCGTAGCTGCTGATCACCCCGCCATTGTCCCGCGCCCGCGAGGGGAGGCCGCCGTGGACTTCGCGCCAGACATTGACGATGACGAATTCACCGAGCTAGTGGGGGCCGACTTCCCCAGGGTCGACCTCGTGTCGAGGCCGGCGAACGGAGCGAGGGGCTTCCTGGTCATGAAGGCGGACGCCTCGGCCGGACTGCTCGACCCCGCCACGGTCCGCGACCTCATCGCCAAGACGTCACCCGAGGAGGCCCCCGTGCCTGAAACCGAGGCCCGGGAAGCGGTCCTCCCGAACGGGATTGTCATCAAGGGCGACCCGATCGCGATGGCCGCGTTCTTCAGTGCCGCGCGCAGCTCCGGCGAGGGCGAGAGGCGGCCGACGCCTGCCGATGTCGCCGCCGCCGTGGCCAAGGCCGACATGAGCGCCAAGTCTCAGAACGACCTGCCCGACAGCGCCTTCGCCTACATCGAGAGCGGCGGCACGAAGGACGCGGAAGGCAAGACAACCCCCCGCTCGCTGAGGCACTTCAACATCAGCGACAAGGCCCACGCCGACAACGCCGCAGCCCGCATCGCCCAGGGCGCGAAGTTCGGCGATCAGGCGAAGTCCAAGGTTGAGGCCGCCCAGCGCAAGTTCGGCGAGAAGAAGGTTTCCAAGGAGGCCGGCGTGCCGGACGCAGTAACTAAGGACCTGATGTCCTCCGCAGGCGATGCCACGGTGCTTGACGAGGGCATCGACGGCCTGGACCCCACGGTCCCCCTCGCCGCCCCCGATGACGAGATGGACCTCCCCGGCGACCCCACCGACCCGGGCTCTCCCGCATGGGAGGGAATCGACGCGGCCACGGCCCACAAGTGGCTGGCGATCGCCGCGAGGCTGAAGAACGCGCTTCTCCTGCTCGCCGAGCGGGAGAGCCTCGAGGCCGCCTCCGCCGACCCGGACGACATCGAGAACGCCTGGAACCTCGAAGACGCCGCGGCGGCTGTCGACTACGCCATCGGGAACCTTGCCGTGTTCGCTTCCGGCGAGAAGGCCGAGGCGGAGATCGGCGCCGAGTGCGAGGAGATGTGCAAGGCCCTGGCCGCGTTCGATACCGCTCCCCTCGGCGTGATCGAGGGACTGACGGCCGTGGCGAAGTCCGGCCGGGTGCTCAGCTCCGCGAACGAGGCCGCGATCCGCGCGGCATCCGAGTCGCTCCAGAAGGTGCTCGCCTCCCTTCCCGAGGCGCCCGTCGCTAAGCAGAAGGAGGGCGCCATGCCCGCAACCACAGCAGAGACTCCCGCCGGGCCGGTCGCCAAGGCGGACGGCACTCCCGCGTCCCCCGAGGCGCAGGCGCGCGACAGCGGCCCCCTGAACGCCGGAGGGACTACCGGCATGGGCGCGCCCCGGACTACCGGCCCGGCCGAGGCCGCGCCCGCTGACGGCCCGCAGGGCAAGCTCCCCGGCGACGTGCCCGGCCGCGCCGTCGTCAAGTCCTCGCACCTGAACGTCGTCGTCTACGACCGCGCTGGCAAGCAGTGCCACGTCCGCCCGGACGCGATCGTGGCGCCCGTGGCCAAGGCCGACGGGGACGACGCGGAGAAGCCGAAGATGCAGGCGGTCTTCGACCAGGACGGCGACCTCATCGGCGTGGTCGACCCGGACGCGATCACCCCGGTTGCCGGGGCCGCCGCAGCTCCTGCCGCGGACCCCGCCGCGCCCGCTCCCGCGGCGGACGACGACACACCGCAGCCCCCGGCCGCCGCGGGTATCCCCGCTGACGCGGTCGGCAAGAGCGCGGAACAAGACGTGACCACAGGGCAGCCTGCGGATCTCGACAGCATCATCGCGAAGGCAGTGACTGCGGCGCTCAGCGCGTTCGCCCCGGCTCAGGACGTCGCCAAGTCGGCCGACGTCGCCGGGGTGAACGCAGAGGTTGAGCTGCTCAAGGCACGGCTCGCGAAGGTGGAAGAGATGCCCGCGGCGCCCGGCGTGTTCACCAACGGGGCGGTGCCGCCGCAGGCTGGCGGCCGGCCGCTTCCGGCACAGGGCCAGCTCCGCGGCCAGGACGCCGGCGGCCAGTCCGCCGTCGCCAAGGAAGTCGCCGGACTCAAGCACGAGCTCTACAACGGGACCCCGGCCCGGCAGAACGAGGTGGCCGGCCAGATGACGCGCGCCGCCATCGCCGAGCTGACCGCCATCCACTCCGGCGCCCGCGCCTAGCCCCTTCCCCCGGCGGGCACCGCCGCCTCCCTGATCAGCACCCCCTGAAGCCCCGCAGGCACCTCGCCTCGCGGGGCTTTCGCTTGCCCCCCGAAAGGAGGCAGCCGTGACGAACGCACTCGACGACGCCACCCAGGAAACCCTGGCGGCCATCGCCAAGGCGCAGACCGCCGGCATCACCAGCTCGACCGGCATCACGTCGTACGACCTGAGCAACCTGGTCACCCTCATTCCCGTGGTCACCCCGTTCCGTGACATGGTGGCGCGAGTAAAGTCGAATGACGGTTCGAAATTTGCCATTTGGCGTGCCATTATGAACACGACCAACAGCCAGCCGGATGTCGCGATCCCCTACGACTTCGCCGCGAACGAGACCATCTTCCAGGAGCAGGACTTCCAGGCGGCCTACAAGCCGACCGGCCTCGCCGGCATGGTCACCCAGGACGCCTTCGACCTGGCCACCGGGTACGACGACCCGTACGCCACCGCGACCTTCAACGTGCTCAACCAGGTGCTGATCGGAGACGACCGCAAACTCATCGGCGCGCAGTCGTTCCCCCTCCCCGCGGCGACCGCCCCGACCCTGACCCAGCACGCCTCCGGCGGCACCATCACCACCGGCACGTTCTACGTCGCCGTGGCCGGCAGGACGGGCTCGGGCTATTACTACGGCTCGGGCAACTCGCAAGGGGCGGCGAGCACCGGGACCACGTTCGGGTCCGGCGCGGCGAACAGCATCACCGCCGTCGCCACGGCGCAGCGCGGTGCGGTGGCCTACGACTGGTTCTTCAGCTCCAACGGCACGGTCTGGTACTACTACACGACCACCACGACCAACAGC